AAGTTATAGGCCCACCGGTCGGCGTCGTGCCATTCAGGACAACTAATAGGCGCCGTTTTAATGTGGTGCCAACCGTGGTTGTCGTTTTTAGCGTGATAGGCTAATTTCATGGCGCCACCTCAATGGGGAAATATTGCCGAACCGTAATACAGTTAGCGTGCAAGCCGCTTATTTCATCGCGGGCAAAATAACCTTCGTCGTCGCCTTCGATATCCCAATGACCTTGAGGTTTATGGTTTTCTGCTAACCACTCGGTTAACTGTTTTTCTTCCGCATCATCTAGGCCCGTGTAATCGGCGTTGATAATGGCGCTGGCCCAATGGTCAGCCAGGGTATAGGTGTAATGGTCGAATTTCATAATGTCACCTCCAGGCCTTTAATAAACGCTTGCATAGCGTTGTAAAGCTCGCGCTTTGTGCTGTGGCCATTACTTAACGGGCAAGTAATGCCACCGCCTTCGTTAACGTGGCGATGCAAGCAAACGCCACCGTACGCGTGCGAGATATGATAATTGCCCACGTTGGCGCGGCCATTGGCCCAGGGCGCCGTTGGGCTTTTTGTAATAGTGTTGAGATACTCACAAAGTGAGTCTAATTGTTTATCAGTAATACGTTGTGTCATTTTTATCTACCTTAGTGAAGTTTATGGCCCGCTTGCGCGGGCCCGAGTGGTGCTACATGAAATCGCGGTTAAAGCCAGCGTACGGCGCCTCATGGCCGGCTCGCATGGGCATTACAACCACTAAACAAGTATTAACGCCGGCGTGCATTACGGCGCTATCAGAGCCGCGCTGAATGAAATTAAACGTGTCTTTGGGCTTAACACCGAGATACAGCGACAGGGCCGCGCGACCGCGCACCAATAAATCAGGGTTATAAGTGCCTGGCGCTTGCTCGGTGTTATGGTCAATATCGGGGATAACGCGACCAATATCAGGATAACGGCCGTCGACGGGCACAAAGCGCGCGCCACCTAAAAGATAATTTTGGCCGTCGAACTCGAGATCTGTAAACTCGGCTTTTTTGTCTAAGCGTTTAACCGCATCTGTGGGGATAATGAGATTGAGCGTTGGTGGGCAATAGTCGCCCTCATAAGGCAATTGGCCCGCAAAAAGTATATGACCATCGGTACCGTAAACCATTCCCACGCCTATTTTCTTGATCTGAATATTGATACCTTGCAAGTAATACCGAATATCTTTTTTGGCCGCGCACTCGAGCGCAGCAAATAGGGGTAATGTTTTAACTGTGATTTTCATTTTTTAACCTTAGTGAAGTGAAGTTTAGATAAAGCAAGCCAGCAACAAAGCCAGGCACATAAGTAAAGCTGCGACGATATCGGAAAATTTAGACATATTAGGCACCTTTTAAGTTAGCGGCAGCGGAAAAGGGCTCGGCAGCCGGCGCGCATTCGCGGCAAATACAGGGCACAACATCAGTTTTAACGGCTGCGCGAATCTCGGCCACGGTATCAAACCCGCGAACGTGCACAATATCGTCGCACCAACGCCAACCACACGGCAGGAAAACCATATAGCCATCTTCGCATTCGTCGACGTCAGTTTTAAAATTAAGTTTGAATTTAGACATATTGAACCCTTAGAGTAATGGCCGCTTGCGCGGCCGGTTGTATTTAGCAAATAAAATCGGGATGGTTAGTCACGCCAAACTGCGCGGCCAACGTGCGCAGCTCGGCCTGTTCAGTTTTACGTAATGATGCGCGAATCATAAATGACAGGCCGCGCGCGATGGCGCCGGTGTTACCAAGTGCCTGGCTTTGTTTTAGGATTACTAATTGTTTTAGGTTTGCTTTGGTTAACATTTTGTGCCCTTAGTTGTTTAACTGAGATTCTATTGTACATGAATTTATAGCTTTGTACAACTATTTATAGCATAAAGCTCACAAAAGCTCACAAAATGTAGGGCACTTCAGGGTAATGAAAGGGCAACGCAAAAGGGCGCGAAGTGCTTTCAGAAAATGCCTTATAAATTATCGGTTTATGTGCTTTGTAGGGTAATGAGGGTTATTTATTAGATTAGATAGTAAGATTTTAAATATACTGTATATACGTACAGCAGTATATATGTCGGCGCAGTTGGCACGCGCACAACGTAGCAGGCCACTGGACTTTGTGGGCATTGCCTACATTGCCTACATTGCCTACAAGTTAAACTTAGTATGCACATAATCCTAAGACTTAGTGAGTACCAGGTGCTAAGATTTAGTGAGTATTTGGCACTAAGACTTAGTGAGCTTGACTAAGACTTAGTGAGCTTGTTGGTTGTCCAACAACCTAAGACTTAGTGAGCCCAGGCCTTGTGGCATTAAGCATTTTTGAGTGCATGGGGGTAGGGGGGGAGGGCCCTGCGAGGAGCCCTAGCTAGCGGAGGTTATGCCAACAAAATTTTTTTATATAATAAATTGCCTACATGACCTACAATCGCAAAATGCTATCTCTACACTTCACACCCCGCGAAGTCCGCGCCACCGAGTCGCGTTTGTTGCGCGTCTACGAAGCCGCGAAGTTAGGCCTGTCCAACGACGCCCTAGCATTAAGGGCTGGCATGATGCCCGAGGAGTTTCGTAAACTCTGCCAGCTAGACCCTGTTGTCGAACTTGCCGCCATGCAAGGCCGCGCGGAAGCGGAAGCGACTATGTCGCAAGTCGTGTATGACGCAGCCGTTGGCGGCGACGCTAAGATGGCGCTAGAGTTTCTGAAACACAAGCACGATTGGGTCGCCAAGCAGCAAGTGCAAGTCGATGTGACGCAACAGATCAGCATCATCACCGCGCTTGAGCAAGCCGAACAACGGTTAACTATAGATATGGAACCCACGGATGCAGACGACACAATACAGCGCCGCCGAAGAGATGCGCCTAATGTCGGCGCTTTGGTCACCCAAGATCAAGGATGACCCACTAGCGTTTGTACTTTATGCGTTCCCCTGGGGTCAAAAGGGTACGCCCTTAGAAAACTTCTCCGGCCCACGCCGTTGGCAACGCGAAGTACTGCAAGACCTGACCGCGCACATTAAGCAAAACAACGGCAAGGTTGACTTTGACACGTTCAGGATGGCGACATCATCCGGTCGCGGTATTGGCAAGTCAGCGTTGGTCAGTTGGCTCACCTTATGGATGCTTTCTACACGGATTGGCTCTACCACCATTATTTCGGCAAACTCTGAGTCACAGTTACGATCGGTTACCTGGGCAGAGATTACAAAGTGGCTCGCCATGTCACTCAACTCACATTGGTTTGAAGTTAGCGCAACGCGGCTCATGCCCGCTAAATGGATTACCGAGTTGGTTGAGCGTGACCTAAAGAAAGGCACACGTTATTGGTCGGTGGAAGGACGGCTTTGGTCAAGCGAGAACCCTGACGCTTATGCGGGGGTTCACAACTACGACGGCGTGATGGTGATCTTTGATGAGGCAAGCGGTATTGATGACGCTATTTGGGCGGTGACTGCGGGCTTCTTTACTGAGAACACGCCTAACCGCTTTTGGTTGGCGTTCTCCAACCCGCGCCGCAACACCGGCTACTTCTACGAATGCCACAACTCCAAGCGTGACTTTTGGAACACCAAAATTGTGGACGCAAGAACGGTTGAGGGTACGGACAAAGCCGTCTATCAGCAGATCATCGACGAATATGGCGCCGATTCATCACAAGCGGCGGTTGAGGTCTACGGTGACTTTCCGTCTGCGGGTGATGATCAGTTTATTTCATCCTCTATTGTGGACGAAGCCATGCGAAGAGCTCGACTTAAAGACCTATCCGCCCCTATTATTGTGGGCGTTGACCCTGCACGGTTCGGTTCTGACTCGACCGTGATCGCCATACGCCAAGGGCGTGACATTATCGGCATCAAACGCTTCAAGGGCGACGATACGATGACGGTGGTGGGCCATGTAATCGAAACAATCGAAGAATATAAGCCCGCGCTGGTAGTAATTGACGAAGGCGGCGTTGGTGGTGGGGTCGTTGACCGGCTAAAAGAGCAACGCTACAAGATTCGGGGCGTGAATTTTGGAAATAAATCAAAAAACCCGCTTATGTATGGTAATTTAAGGGCTCAGATGTGGGGCGATATGCGAAATTGGTTGAAAACCGCGTCAATTCCTAGTGACAGGATACTTAAAACTGATTTAATATCACCTGTAATGAAACCCGACTCTAAAGGTACGATCTTTTTAGAGTCTAAGAAGGACATGAAAGCGCGGGGCTTAGCCTCGCCTGATGCAGCAGATGCTATATGCGTGACGTTTGCATTTCCCGTCGCGCACCGAGAGTACGCAGAACCAAAGCGCCGTAGTCAATCAACTAATAGTTTACAAACTTCTTGGATGGGAGCTTGAAATGCCTAATACACAAGCAATCGGTGTCGCGTATAGCGATCAAATTATCTCTGGTGGTACCGTTGACAATTCGCCTATTGGCTTAGCAACACCTAGCACAATCGAAGGTACAACTGTTTACGCAGACACAGAGATTGGTTATGGAGCTCCGGCACAAGGTGCGGTCACTCAGCTTACAAGCAAATCTACCGGTGTGACGCTTAATACGTCAGCCGGTCAGATTACGATGAACGCAGCCTCACTAGCTACCGTTACCAACGTAACTTTTACACTGACCAACAGCGTGTTGTCAGCCAAAGACGTATTAATTCTTAACGTCACCAATGGCACGTCTGCTGCGTACAACTGCTGGGTATCTAGCATGGCGGCGGGCTCGGCTACCATTACGCTGCGTAACATTAGCGGTGGCTCATTAGCTGAAGCCGTTGTCCTTAACTTTGCAATCATTCATTGTGCATAATGCTTAGACCACTACACGACAACATTGCGGTACGCCCTGACCCGTTTGTGCAAAGCGGGCTGATTATTATGCCCGAGGAAGACACCCGCACAGGCGTGGTTGTGGCAGTTGGGCCTGGTAAGAAAGATTCAAAACGCCCGCTTATGGTGAGCGTAGGTGATCATGTCATGTACAGCGGTACAATTGACCGCAAATACGAAGATTTGATCCTGATGAAAGACAAGGACGTAATTGGGCTTGTATGAAAGACAAAGACATCATAGAAACCGCATTGCATCGCATGACAATGGCGATCGCCGCCTATTCTGATAGCCGTGAGGATGAACTTGATGACCTTCGATTCTACGCAGCAAGCCCTGACAACCAGTTCCAATGGCCAGCCGACGTGTTGGCTACTCGGGGCTCAGTCCAAGGGCAAACCATTAACGCGCGCCCCTGCCTTACCATTAACAAGCTCCCCCAGCACGTTCGCCAAGTCACCAACGACCAACGCCAAAATCGACCAAGCGGAAAAGTAATCCCTGCGGATGACAAGGCGGATGTTGAAGTGGCTGAGATTTTCAACGGCATGGTGCGTCACATTGAGTATATGTCTGACGCAGATGTCGCATATGACACCGCTTGTGAGAACCAAGTGGCGTATGGGGAAGGCTATATCCGGTTGCTAACCGAGTACGAGAGTGCCAATTCGTTTGATCAAAACATCAAGATCGGGCGTATTCGTAACTCCTTTTCAGTCTACATGGATCCAACGATCCAAGACCCGTGCGGCTCGGACGCCCAATGGTGTTTTGTGACCGAAGACTTAATGCTCGAAGACTTTGAGCGTATGTTTCCTGACGCCCAACCTGTGTCATCGTTGCAGGCGCAAAGCGTGGGTAACGAATCTTACGCACCGTGGTTAAGCGTAGACACCATTCGGATTGCTGACTATTACTATGTAGAGCATGAAAAAGCTACGCTAAACCTGTACTACGGTAATGTTAGTGCGATGAAAGGCTCACCTGAAGACCAGCAAATGGTTCAGATAGGCATGAAGCCAATTAAAAGCCGTATTGTGGATGTCAAGAAGGTCAAGCATTGCAAGATTAATGGTTTTGAAGTGCTAGAGTCTAACGATTGGGCAGGTGATTGGATTCCGGTTGTGCGAGTGGTTGGTAACGAATTTGAGATTGACGGACGCATCCATGTGTCGGGCATTGTTCGCAATGCCAAGGATGCACAGCGTATGTACAACTACTGGGTAAGCCAAGAGGCAGAGATGTTGGCTTTGGCGCCCAAAGCACCGTTTATCGGCTACGGTGGTCAGTTTGAGGGCTACGAACAAAACTGGAAAACAGCCAACACGACCAACTGGCCATACCTTGAAGTTAACCCTGATGTGACTGACGGTGCGGGCGGGCCATTACCGCTCCCGCAACGCGCGCAGCCCCCTATGGCGTCAAGCGGCTTGCTGCAAGCCAAAGCGGGTGCTAGCGACGATATTAAATCAACGACAGGGCAATATGACTCTAGCCTTGGTGCGACCTCTAACGAGCGTTCAGGCAAGGCTATCATGGCGCGCGAGCGTCAGACTGACACCGGCACATACCATTACGTTGACAACTTAGCGAGAGCGGTACGCCACATCACGCGCCAAATCATTGGCTTAGTGCCTAAGATTTACGACACGCAGCGCGTGGCGCGCATCATGGGCGAGGACGGCGAGCCTGACTCAGCTAAGATCGACCCCATGCAGCAAGAACCGGTCAAACGAATTGTTGACCAAAACGGTATTGAGATCGATAAGATTTACAACCCTGGTGTCGGAACGTACGACGTGATGGTCACCACCGGCCCAAGCTACATGACCAAACGCCAAGAAGCGTTGGAGTCAATGGGTCAATTGCTGCAAGGCAACCCCCAACTGTGGGCGGTTGCGGGCGATCTGTTTATCAAGAACATGGAGTGGCCTGGCGCGCAAGAGATGGCTAAACGTTTTGCCAAGACCATTGATCCTAAGTTGATGGATGACGGTGACAAAGACCCAGCCTTGCAAGCCGCCGAGCAGCAGATGCAAGCAATGGCTAAAGAGATGGAGAATATGCACTCCATGCTGCAAAACGTGTCTAAGTCTATGGAAGCACAGGACATTGAGCGCAAGAATTATGAGGCGCAGATCAAAGCCTTTGATGCTGAAACCAAGCGTATCTCAGCCGTTCAAGCGGGCATGACCTTTGAGCAGATTCAAGACATTGTGATGGGTACGGTTGCAGCCGCAATGGATACGGGTGACCTAATCGGTGGCGCACCACAACGCCAGCAATTTGAGATGCCACCTATGGAACAAGACATGATGCCGCCTGACCAAGGCATGATGCCGCCCGATCAAATGCAACCACCAATGATGGAACCACAACAATGAAAGTTGCAGATTTCGTAGGAATGTTTTTCTTAGCGCGCGATGTCACGCATAGCGTACATCTAAACACACGCAGCTATTCCAAGCACAAAGCGTTGCAAAAGTTCTATGAGAATATCATCGACTTGGCTGACAATTTTGCCGAGGCCTATCAAGGGCGCCACGGCATGATTGGTGCAATCACTTTGCAGTCTTCTAAGAAGACGGCTAATGTCACCGAGTTCTTGGAAGACCAGCTTGAAGACATTGAAAAATATCGCTACGACATTTGCGACAAAACAGATTCAGCTTTACAGAATTTGATTGACGAAATCATTACTCTTTATCTTTCCACGCTTTATCGACTCAAATTCCTTTCGTAAGGCATATCATGGCAAATTACACCTACATCACAGCGTCTAAACAGATCAAAGTTGGTCAAGGCAAGCTCAAAGGCATCTTTGTAAGCGCTGCTTCCGGTACGCCTACGATCACCATTTATGACGTGCAATCAGGCACCACCACCACAATGGTTGGTGTGTTTACGCCAGTTGCGGCTACCTTCTACCCTTTTGGTCAGTACGACGGAGCCTTTTTTAACCAAGGGCTAAACGTGGTGCTTGGTGGTACGGTTGCTGCAACTGTCATTTACGAATAAAGGGTTGCCATGAGCCGCTTAATTTTTAATGCCGATACATTAGGCGGCACAACCACCTTATCTTCTGCTGATGCAGTCGGTAACTTTACGCTTACCGTACCTGCTGTTAACGGCACGTTATCGGTCAAAGACGCATCAAACGATGCGACCTTTCGTAACATTACGCTGACCGGTGCGGTGCTTGCCGGTGCGTGGAATGGCTCAACCATTGCCGTAGCATACGGTGGTACAGGTGCCACAACGCTTTCGGGCTTGGTTTTTGGCAACGGCACGTCTGCTATGACAGCGGCTACTGCGGCACAAGTTGTATCGGTGATCGGTGCTACTTTTGTTACAAACGCAACGAACGCAACGAATGCTGTAAGCGCAACAACTGCAACGAACATTGCGGGCGGATTGTCAGGGTCGATACCCTATCAAACTGGTGCTGGCGCAACTGCGCTATTGCCTAGCGGCACAAACGGGCAAGTTTTAACACTTACTGCTGGGCTTCCCGCTTGGGTGTCTGTGTCGGGTACTGGTACAGTCACAAGCGTTGATGGCTCGGGCGGCACAACTGGTCTGACCTTGACCGGTGGGCCAATTACTTCAAGCGGTACGCTGACTTTGGGTGGCACACTTGCTGTAGCCAATGGCGGCACGGGTGCGGCAACGCTCACGGGTTACGTTAAGGGCAGCGGTACAGGGGTTATGACGGCATCAGCCACAATCCCCAATACCGACATTACTGGTCTTGGCACAATGTCTACGCAAGCAGCTAGTAGCGTTGCCATTACCGGCGGTTCAATTAACGGTACAAGCCTTGGCGCTACGACCGCAGGGTCAGCCAAAGTCACAACATTAGACATTGCATCAGGCTTAACTTTAGCGACCTTGGCGGGTACTTCCGGCCAAGTGTTAACGTCAGCCGGTGCGGGTTTCGTACCCACATGGACAACAGCGGCTACAGGTACGGTGACCTCTGTCGCCGGTACAGGCACAGTCAACGGCTTGACCTTGACCGGTACGGTGACATCGTCGGGCAGCTTGACCCTTGGTGGCACGTTAAGTTTGGTGTCACCGCCACCTATCGGTACAACAACCCCCGCAGAAGTTAAAGTGACCGTCGGTTGGGCAGCTAACACCGCTTTAACTGATGCAGCTACGATTGCGTGGGATACGGTCAACCAGGTTGCCACCTTTACTTTCGTATCGACCAACCGCACCTTTGGCGCACCGACTAACTTGAGAGACGGTGCGTTCTACGCACTTGCTGTCATCCAAAACGGTGGGTCAAACACAATCACTTGGAACTCGGTGTTCAAGTGGGCGGCGGGCACAGCACCTACATTGTCCACAGCAGCTTCGGCAAAAGACTACTTCACTTTTCGCTCTGATGGCACAAACCTTTATCAACAAGGTATCTCACAGGCGGTGGCTTAATGTTTCCTGTATTCGCTGGTAACTCTGCATCCACAGGCTACAACCTCACACGCTCGCTGCGGTTTAGGACGAGTGCTAGTGGGTATTTGAATCGGACTCCATCTGTTCAAGGAAGTTTAACCACTTGGACATATTCTTTATGGGTAAAAAGAGGTGCGTTAAGTATAGATAGTAATTTATTAATGACAAGAAATGCTGGTGGAAACTACACCGGTATATATTTTGATAGTTCTAACAGACTTGTGTTGGATTGGTGGGTTAGTGGTACAAATAAGGCTACTCTTACAACAACACAAGTTTTTCGTGACCCATCTGCTTGGTATCATATTGTTGTAACTATTGACAGCACTAACGCTACTGCGGCAAGTAGGGTACGGATTTATGTAAACGGAACGCAAGTAACAGCTTTTGGAACCGCTACTTATCCACCACAAAACGAACAAACTATTGTTAACCAAACAATAGCAACTTGGATTTCTTCTGACCCAGCTTACCCTGCTCAAGGGTATTTCGACGGCTACCTAACCGAAGTCAACTTCATTGACGGTCAAGCCCTAACCCCATCATCCTTCGGCTCAACCAACGCTCTCACAGGCGTATGGCAACCCGCAGCATACACAGGCACATACGGTACAAACGGTTTCTATTTACCCTTCACAGACAACTCTGCGCTGACCACAAGCAGCAACGTAGGCTTGGGCAAAGACTTCTCAGGCAATGGCAATTACTGGACTACGAATAACATCAGTATCACGGCTGGTGTAACGTATGACAGCATGACGGATGTGCCTACGTTGACAAGTGCTACGGCGGCTAACTTTGCTGTGTTGAATCCGTTGGATCGAGGAAATTTAGTAACTATTACCAATGGCAATTTGTCTTGTGCTTACAACGCAAACAATGCTTTTAGCCGAGCAACAATGTCAATGCCATCGGGCAAATGGTATTGGGAAGCTGTTATTACTGGTGGCACTTCTCCGTATTCTTCTTCACTTGGTATTGCAAAATCAACCGATAGCGGAGCAGCGGGAAATAGTGCAACTGCGTATGTTTATCAATACACAGGCAATAAAAATAATAATAGTTCTTCAGTCGCTTATGGGTCTAGCTACACTTTAGGGGACGTTATCGGTGTTGCTTTTGATGCTGCGGCAGGAACATTGGTATTTTATAAAAACAACACTTCCCAAGGCACGGCGTATTCAAGTTTAACGTCACTCGACTTTTTTCCTATTGTTGGAACAAATGATGGAACGTGGGCTATCAACTTCGGTCAACGCCCCTTCACCTACACACCCCCCACAGGCTATGTAGCCCTGAACACATACAACTTGCCGACAAGCACCATCGTCAAGGGCAACACGGTGATGGATGCGACTTTGTACACGGGTACGCTGCTGTCTAACGCCATCACCAATGCTGCATCGTTTAAGCCTGACCTTGTGTGGGTCAAATCACGCTCGGCGGCTACTGATAACAAACTGACAGACTCGGTGCG